ACAACAAGAAGGTGATCATGTGCTCGACGCCGACCGTCGACGGGGAGAGCCGCATCCAGGCCGCTTGGGACACGAGCGACCAGCGCGAGTACTTCGTGCCGTGCCCGAAATGCGACCACTTCCAGACCTTGGTGTTCAGCGACGGCACTGATGGGGGGCTGGTGTGGCCGGAGGGCGATCCGGAGAAGGCCGCCTACTGCTGCGAGAAATGCCGGGAACTCATCCCGCACAACCAAAAGTCCTGGATGGTGGAGCGCGGCGAGTACCGTCCACAGAATCCTGGGTCGCCGATTCCTGGGTTCCGCGTATCGCAGTTGATCTCTCCGAAGCGGTCCTGGGGAACCATCGCCGCGGAGTTCCTGGTGGCCAAGGAGTCGACGGAGACGCTTAAGGCGTTCCTGAACACTGTGCTGGCCGAACTCTGGACGGAACGCGGGTCGGCGCCCGACTGGGAAAAGGTCTACCTGCGGCGGGAGGATTACGCCCTGGGAATCGTGCCGGCAAGGGCGTGGCTGCTTGTGGCTGGCGTTGACGTGCAGGACGACCGGCTCGAAGTGGAGATCAAGGCGTATGGGCGGGGTAAGGAATCGTGGTCGGTGGATTACCGGGTGATCCAAGTGCCCGACCAATCCGGGCGACCGCTCAAAACGTCATCGCCCGAAGTCTGGCAGGAACTGGAAGCGTTGCTGGCGGTGGACTGGCCGTGCGAGTCGGGTGGGACCATGCCCATCATGGCCATGGCGATCGACACCGGGTTCCGGCCGCAGATGGTGTACGAGTTTGCCGCGCGCCATCCGCAACCGGCGCACGGCCCGGCAGGCGACAGGATCTCCGCGCCCCGCACCGTGGTGGCGACCAAGGGGACGCCAGACTTTCTGAAACTGATCGCACGGGTGTCGCCTACGGACGCGGCGCGCAAGCGGCAGAATGTTCGGATCTGGCACATCGGCACGCACTGGGCGAAGCAGGAGTTCTACGATTGGCTGCGGATCGTGCTGCCCGACGATGGCACGTTCCCACCCGGGTACCAGCACTACGCCTACAAGGACCAGGACTTCTATCGCGGGCTCTGCTCCGAGTCGCGGATCATCCGGTCGAGCGGCAAGGTGGAGTGGATACCGGATAAATCGATCCGGAACGAACCGCTCGACCTCGCGGTGCTCTGCCGCGCGGCGGCGGCGGTCTGTGGAATCGATCGCTTCTCGGAGGAGGATTGGGCCGCGCTCGAGGGGAACATGCAGACCGACCCGCCGCGTGCGCCCCGCCACGATGAGTTTTGGGGCCAGCGCGACAGCAACTGGCTGGGCGGGAAGGACTGGCTCAAATGATTCCACTGACAGAGCTTCAATCGATGCGCGACACGCTGCAGCGCGCCATCTTCAGCGGTGCGCTGCGCGTGAAGTTCGCTGACCAGGAGGTGGAGTACACCAACGCCGACGACAGGCGGAAGGCGCTCGCCGACGTTGACGCGGCGATCGCCAAGGCTTCGGGTGCGACGCCATCCTCTTTCAGTCTGGCCGTGCACAGCCGGGATTAAATGAACGCTCTCGACAAAGTGATCGGTTACTTCTCGCCCGAGCGGGCATACCGGCGCGCGCGGTTCCGCTCGGCCACTGAGATGTTCGCGTATGACGGCGCGAAGTCCGGGCGTCGCACGGACGGCTGGACGGCCGCCGGCGGCGATGCGAACACCGAGGTCGCCGCCTCCCTGATCAACCTGCGCAACCGGTCGCGCGACCTGCTGCGCAACAACCCGTACGCCAGTAAGGCCATCGCCGAACTGGTCGGCAACACGGTGGGCACCGGGATCGTGCCCCAGGCGAAGACGGGGACGCCGGAACTCGACAAGATCATCGACGCCGAGTGGCTCTACTTCGCGGAAAACTGCGACCCGGGCGGGCAGTTGGACTTCTATGGAATGCAGGCACTCATCGTGCGGACCACCGCCGAGAGCGGCGACGGCATCGTCCGGTTCCGGCCGCGGCTGCCGCAGGACAATTTCCGGGTGCCGCTGCAGTTGCAGGTGCTGGAGGGGGACTTCCTGGATATCGCCAGGACGATGGGAATCGCCACGGGGCATATTGTCCAGGGCGTTCAGTTCAACCTCTTTGGGCAGCGGGAGTCTTACTGGCTTTATAACTATCACCCGGGCGGTGTCTTCATGCTGAATCCGCGCGGCGGCATTTTGAGCCAACCGGTGCCGGCCGCCCAGGTGATGCACACCTACTGCATCTTGCGGCCTGGCCAGGTGCGCGGCGTGCCGTGGCTCGCGCCCGTCATGCTGGCGATGCGGGACCTCGACGATTACCGCGACGCCGAGCGCATGCGGAAGAAGACCGAGGCCTGCCTGGCGGGGATCGTCACGCGGCCCGAGGGCGCCGGTGGTCTGCCCATCGGCGCGAAGTCCACGGACCCGAAGACCGGGAACACGCTCGAGCGGATGTACCCAGGCATGATCGAGTATCTGAAGCCGGGGGAGGACATCAAGTTCAACGCGCCGTCGCCGGCCGGAGGGTACCGCGATTACTTGATGACCGAACTCCAGGGGATCGGCGCCGGCATCGACGTTCCCTATGAGTTGCTGTCCGGGGATCTGTCGAACGTCAACTACTCCTCCTACCGCGCGGGCATGTTGGGGTTCCGCAACGCCATCGAGGCGTTCCGGTGGCTGACGCTGATCCCCATGTATTGCCGGCCGACGTGGCGGAGGTTCATTGACACTCTGGTGTTCATCGGAAGGATTCCCGAGGCGAACTATGGGGTGCAATGGACGGCGCCCAAGTTCGAATCCGTGGATCCGCTCAAGGACGCGATGGCCGAGTTGAAGCGCATCCGCACCGGCACGCTGACGCTGTCCGAGGCGATCGCGCAGAACGGCTACGACCCCGAGAAGCAGTTGCAGGAAATCCAGCGGATGAATGATCTGCTCGATGAGTTGCAGATCATCCTGGACTGCGACCCGCGCAAGGTGAACGACAAGGGCGTCGAACAGCAGGGTGTCGGCGAGGCGGCGCCGACGCCACCCGCGAAACCAAAGCAGACTGGAACGGTGAAACATTCCGCCCGGCAGTGGGATTCGCCCACGAGAAGCTACACCTCGTAAATCAACAGCTATATAAGGATACGTTTATGCCCGAAGAACTCACGGAAGTGCAGGAGACTGGTGCGCCGGCCGAGGTCATCGCCGCCGGTCTGGAAGCCGCGACCACCGTCGAGCTGGGCGCGACAATCGTCAGCGAGCCGGTCGGGACCGCGGCGTCTGGCGCCAGCGGACAGGAGATGGACCCGGGCGTTCAGGTGGAGCGCTTCGCGGTGGCGGCTCAATTCGCGCCGGCCTCGGCCAACGACGACAGCCGGATGATCGACGCGGTCTGGTACGCCGGGGCCAAGGTTCCCCGGTTTGACTGGCGCACCGGCCAGGAGTACGACCTCATTCTCTCGATGAAGGGCTGCCGCCTGGACCGCCTCAACAACGGCGGGCCCGTGCTCGACTCCCACAATGCGTATGGCGTCGAGAGCCAGATGGGAGTCGTGCGGCGCGCGTGGGCGGAGAAAGCGACCGGCAAGGCCACGATTCAGTTCAGCAAGCGCGACGCAGTGACGCCAATCTGGAACGACGTACGCGCCGGGATCATTCAAAACCTGAGCCCAGGGATGTGGATCTACAAGAAAGTCGACACCACGCCGAAGGGCCAGGAGCGGAAGGAATTCACCGCGACGGATTGGGAGCCGTTTGAGATTTCCCTCCTACCGATTCCCGGCGACGCAAACACGACCTTCATGTCGGCGGCGGGAACGCAGCCGCCGGCGCAACCGAGTGCAGTTGAAACCCAACGGGCATCTGCCCACATAAAGGAGAAACCTGACATGGAAACGACCACGCAGGATGCGGGCGTTGAGGCCCGTCAGAACGAAGTAGTACTCGCCGCGGCGCGCGACGAGGCGGTAAAGGCGGAGCGGTTGCGCGCGAGCGCCATTCGCGCGATAGCCACCGGCCCATTCCAAGTGGAGGAGAGCTTCCTCGCCGCGCTGATTGACGAGGGCGTGTCCATCGACACCGCTCGCGAGCGCATCATGACTCAGCTCGATGCCGATTATCGGAAGAACCCGACTGTGCCGATTAACCCGCCCTCCCACTTCGGCGGCCAAGACGAGGTGGACAAGCGGCGCGAAGGGATGGAGGCCGCCTTGCTCCTGAGGGGCAACCCTGGCGCGTCTCGCGAGTTGTTCGACAAGGGTCGCGAGTTCGCCGGCCTCACCCTGGTGGACATGGCGCGCGAATGCCTGAATGCCGTCGGCGTCAAGACGCGCGGCATGAGCCGGTACGAGATTGCCCGGGTAGCGTTGCAGGGTCGCAATGGGGCCGCCGAGTATTTCGATGGCGCCATGACCACCAGCGACTTTCCCAACATCCTGGCCAACGTCGCCAACAAGACCCTGCGCCAGGCCTATGATGCGGCACCCCGCACCTTCGTGCCGTTCTGCCGCCAAGTCACGGCGCTCGACTTCAAGCCGGTGAACCGCATCCAGTTGAGCGACATCGCCGCCTTGCAGAAGACCAATGAAAACGGGGAGTTCGTTCGCATCTATCTGGGCGACTCCAAGGAGTCCTACGCGCTGACGACCTGGGGCGGCATCGTGCCGATCACCCGAAAGGTGGTCCTCAACGACGACCTCCAGGCTTTGACGCGGATTCCCGCCGGGTTGGGCATTGCGGCCGCCACGCTGGAGAGCGACGCCGTGTGGGCGGTGATCACGGCGAACGCGAACATGGCCGATGGCGTACCTCTGTTCCACGCCACGCACAAGAACTTGACCGCCACCAATGGCTTGGCGGCGGTGGCCAACATCACTGCGGCGCGCAAGGCCATGCGCAAACAGACTGCGCCCAAGGGCACCATCCTGAACCTGATTCCCAGGTTCCTGATCATCCCGGCGGCGCTCGAAGGCATCGCTGCCCAGCTCACCAATCCCATCAACCTGGCGGCTACCGCATCTTCCGCCGATGTGCCCGCCTTCGTGCGCGCCATGGTGCCCATCGTGGAGCCGCGGTTGGACGCGGTGGCGAGCGTCGGAGACACGAACTGGTACACGGCGGCCGACCCGAGCACGATTGACACCATCGAGTACTGCTATCTCGAAGGGCAGCAGGGCGTTTACATCGAGACCCGGCAGGGCTTCGAAGTGGACGGCGTGGAGATCAAGGCGCGCCTGGATTTCGCGGCGGCGGCGATCGACCATCGCGGCTTGCAGAAGAACACGGCGGCGTAGGCGGACCACAGGCAAACCAGCGGGGGCCGGCGACGGCCCCTCGCGCAGACAAGAAGGGAACAACAGGAGAACCAATCTCATGACGAACTTTGTGAAAAGCGGGGATCATCTCACCCTCGCCGCCCCCTACGACGTGCTTTCCGGGGGCGGCTTCAAGGTGGGTAACGTCTTCGGTGTGGCCGCCAACGACACGCTCTCGGGCGCCGACGTCGAGTGCAACGTCGAGGGTGTGTACGACCTGGCCAAGGACAGCAGCACCTTTGCGCAGGGCGACTTGGCCTACTGGGACGACTCGGCGAAGAAGGTTACATCCACGGTCGGCAGCAACCTACTGATCGGCGCGGTCGAGGTGGCCGCCGCGACGGGTGTGGCGACGGTGCGAGTCAACCTGTTCGGCGTGCCCGGCTTCTCGGGGCAGGTGAATGGCGTCAAAGTCGCGCACGCGCTCTACGATTATTCCGTGGACGGGGGCGCCACCTGCACTCCGGCCAACAGCGACACCATCCCCGACAACGCGGTCGTGTTCGGCGGCGTGGTGAACTCCACTGCGGCGGTGACCGCATCCGGATCGGCCACGGTCGCGATTGGAACCGCAGCGGGTTCCGCGGCCAACTCCATCCTGACGGCCACCGGCAAGGCGTCGCTCGGTCTGGATGCCGTGGTCGTACCGACGTGCCAAGCCACCCCGTTCAAGATGACGGCTGCCGGCAAGATCAACGTCACGATCGCCACCGGCCCGCTGACCGCTGGCGTGATCGAGGTCTGGGTGCTTTACACCGTGGCGGCGGGTTAGCAACAGGCCGTGAGCGCGCTTCCACTTTTCGGGATGCTGAACGCTGCCGTTCTGGCCGCGTTCGGCATTCCCGCGACCTTCATCCCGCAGGATGGTTCCGGTGACCAGCAGATCACCGGAATCATCAAGGCGCCGGCCATGGGCGAAGACCGCCTGCCGGGCGCCAGCCTGGGCGCGGCGGTTGTCCGGCTGTTTGTGCAATTCGCGAGCATCACGCCGGCCCCGCAGCACGGCGACCTCATCACGATCAACGGCGTCGTGTACGCCGTGGTGGATCTGGACGTGGACACGCAGGGTGGCGCGGTCCTCAAACTGAGGGTTTCCTGAGTGCTCAACGCCGCGCCCATCACCGACGCTATCGCGGCTGCGTTGAGATCCATCCCGGACCTGGCCGCCGCCATGACGGTGCTGGACGCCAACCAGCGCCCGGTGACTCGAATCAACCCATTCCACTACTGCCTCGGCCAGGAAAACCGCCTGGCGGAGGCGGTCTACGCAATGCCCGCGCCATCGATGCTGGTGGCCTGGGAGGGCACCAACGGCGGCAATTTCGACGGCTCCCAGATCTGGAAGCACCGTTGGGGCATTTACTACCGGATGGGCAATGCGGCCGGCGTGGCCAACCCGGTGGGCTATGAGGACCTGTGGGCGCTCACCTGCAACGGCCCGTGCGGCGGCCAAGGGCCGAACATCCGCAATATTGAACTGTATTCGGGCCTTGACATTATGGACACTCCAAGCATTGCTCACGCCCTCGACGAGGACCTGATCGACCGCTTCAAGGGTGTCTTCATCATTCCCGAGATCGGAGACCAGTAATGGACGAACACGAGAACGCCATGGCGCCGGAGATGGTGCGGCTACGCCATCCGCACACTGGCGACGTTCAGGAAGTCGAGGCGACGCCGGAGAGCCTTACGAGGTTGCTAATTCAGGGCTACGTGCAAGCGACGCCGGCCAACCCGGCCAAAGGAGAGTGAACCATGTCCGCGAGAGTACAGGGTCTAATCCTCGGCCTGGGGAATGCCAAGCAGGCCGACATCGCAACCGCGAGCGCAAGCTTCCTGCGGTTCAAGAAGATCGACACGACGTTGACCAGCCCGCATCCGGTCACGGAGAACGACGCCGCGGAAGTCGGCAAGGGGAACGAATTCATCGGCGGGGTCTACCCGGTGAACTACGATGTGGCGAACCGCATCGAGAAGTTCGCCAGCGCGGAGTTCGTGGCCTGGGCCTGGGCGTACGCGCTCGGCAACCCGGTGCAGACCGGGACCGGCCCGAACTACGTCTACACCGTGGTCCCCATCGATCCGGCCACCGGGTTGGAGTTGCCCTACTTCTCCGTCGTGGAACAGGTTCCCGAGGGGGGCGGCGCTGCCATCGATAACCTATATATAGGTTGCGCCATCGAGGACGTGACGTATCAGTTCTCCTACGGGCCGGGCCGCGCGTCGAGCAAGTGCCTGGTCAATTGGGTGGGCTCCGGCAAGGTGACCACGCCCAGCGGCGTGACGGTTCCGGCGCTGCAAACCGAAAAGCACATGCTCGCGCAGAGCATGGCGCTCACCATCAACGGCGTGGACTACGTGTCCAACAAGCGCATTCTCTCCGGCTCGCTGGCCTGGAAGAACAACCTCATGCTCGGCGCTGGCTTCTACCCCGGCTCCGGCCTTCAGAACGGTTATGCCATCCGGGGGCGCATGGAAATCGGCGCCCGCGTGCCGTCGTTCACCTTCACCGTGCGGCTCGTGGCCGGCTCCGACGAGTACGCCAAACTCGTCGCGCAGACCACCGGCACGGCGGTGCTTTCCGTCAACTACGATGCGAACAATTCCGCGCAGTGGACCTGGCAGAAGATCAGCTACCAGGTTGCGGAGAACACCGAGGCGGACGGCATCGTCGCGGTCACCGTCACCATCGCGCCGCAGTACCACGCCACGAACGGCATCCTGACGTTCGTCGGCAAGTGCGGCATCACCGGAATTGCCCAATAATCCCATGCCACTTTACGGAGAACTACCCGAAATCCAGACTGCCGCGGGCGATTCCATTCGTGGATTCCCCGTGCAGATTCTGCGCCCAGCCAAGACCGCCGTGCTTCGGCTGCCCACCAACCAGGAGATGAGCGACTATCTCAACCAGCAGAAAACGCTCTATCGCGACCTGGGGCGTCGCAAAGGCCAGAGCGAAAGCGTGCCGAACCCGAAATCGGATCTCGACCTGTTCAACCACATCCGCATCGACAAGGGGCCGGAGTTCGACGAGGCGGAGGCGGCGAGAGCGATAGGCCTTCTCACCCGACAGCGGGTGACGAAGTGCGAGCGCGAGGGCGAGGCGTACCGCATCAAGCTGCTGACCGTGTTCGGCGAAACGGAACACGTGATCAACATCCCGTTCGAGAAGGACCTGGTCGTATACCGGCGGAACGTGTTTAAGGCCATCGACCTGCCGCACGGCGTGGAGGAGCGGCGCTACCCGCCCGAGGCGGCCGAGCGGTTGTACGACGCGGCGATTGTCTCTGTCTCCGGCTACGTCGATTCCATCACGAAGGAAAACGTCCCGCCGCACCATAAATCGACGGTCGTCCTGGAACTCGTCAGCGCGATAGGGGACCTCGATCCCGAGCTTCCGGACCCAAACAATTAGCGCCGGGCGAGTGGCCTGCTCCCGTCCCGCTCCGGCTGTTGATCCACCGCTCCGTGCGCGCCGAGGATCTGTGCGACGGCGGGGCGGACGGGCCGCATGGGTGTCCGGATGCGAACGACGTAACCTGCATCGCCTGCGGCCATGTTTACGAGGTCGAAGACACCAACTGCATTCCGGCCTGTCCCAACTGCGGCGGCAAGGGCGGGCGCGTCGAGCGCTGCGCCCGATGCCCGCTCAACGACCTGGACTATGCCCGGTCCCATTCGGCGGCGGGCCGGCTGCTGAACCGGTTGATGGATCTCGAATTCGATGTGGGCAAATTCCGCGTGGACTGGGCCGACGTCACCGCGGAGGAGGCCCTCGGCCTTCGCATTCTCGCGGACGAGCGCGACCGGCGGCAACGCGAGCAATCGAAGAAACTCAAGGATCAGTAATGGCGTTCGCTCCTAAAATCACCAGAGCGCGGTTCGTTCTCGGGCCGTTCTCGTCGGAACAGATGACCACCATCGGACTGTTCATGGCGGACCGCATCCGGAGGCGGATCGAAAGCGGCGTCAACATCTCCGACAATCCTTCGAAGGCGCTAACCCAGGGGTACATGCGCGCCAAGCAGCGCCGGGGCCTGATGCCGGTGCGCGACTGGACCTGGCGCGGCCGCACGCTGCGCTCGCTCAACGTGCTGCGCGCCAACGAGAACAGCGTCACCATCGGGTTCACCGATCCGCAGGCGGACAAGATCGCCGCTGTCAATAACCGCCGGGAGAAGGCGTTCGGCGTGTCGCCGGAAGACCGCAAGGCGCTGCGCGAGATCGTGCTCGCAACCCTGCGCGCGAAGCCCATCGTGGCGTTCCGCAAAGTGGCGTAAATGGCGGAAGAAATCCAATTCGATATCGACCCGCGCAGCGTCATGGCGGCGATCCGCCAGATGAACACGGCTGTCGAGGGGTGGGAGAAAGGCGGCGTCGGCGCGAACCAGCGGGTGCAGCAGGCCGCCGAACGCATGGCCGACATGCTGCTCAAGGTCAACGACCGCTCGCGCAACTCTCTCGAACGTCTGACGCAGTCCATCGAGAAGCAGGCGGCGGCCTATGGCAAGACCGGCGCGGAACGCATGATGGCCGAACGCGACCGGATCATCAAGAAGCTGGGCGACGAGCAGGGGATGATCGACCGCGTGACCCAGGCGTACGCCAAGATGGCGGCCGCCGACGCGGCCGGCGCCGGCGGCATGAACAAGTTCGTCGGCTCCGCTCAGGAGGCAAAGGCGTCCCTGGCGTTGATGGGAGAGGAAATCGGCGTCCACATCCCGCGCCACATTCGCGGATTCATTGCGATGTTGCCCGGCGTCGGCCAGGCGCTCGAGGCGTCGTTCAACGCGGTCGCGGTGATCGCGCTGATCGGCGTGATCTACGAGGTGACCAAGAAAGTCCTGGAATTCCGCAAGGTGCTGGAGGACATCCACGAGGAGCCGGATCAAATCCGCGCGGCCTTTGCCAAACTGGACCAGCAGGTCCGCACCAGCGGCGACGAGTTGCGGGCGACGAACGCGCGGATGGAAGAGACCCTGGCGAAGCTACAGGGGCGCCCGGTGAACGGGCTAAAGACGGCGCTCTACGATGCGCGCGTGGAGGCCGACAAGCTGGCGGAGTCGCTTCGCAAGGACCTTGACGCCCTAAGCGAACTGCTCCACAAGAAGGAGATCTCCGGACTGCACGAGGCTCTCGGCGTGGCGGGGACGTCGGACGTCACGGCGGTGGTGGATCGGTTGTCGAGGTCGGAGGAACTGCTGATGGTGCAGTTCAGCGAGCGCATCAGCAAGACGAAGAACCCGAAGGAAGTCGCCGCGATTCAGCAGGATTTCAGCCGGCGCATAACCAATCTCTACGAAAACGCGCAGACCCAGTTGAAGGATAAGCAGCAGGCGGGCGTGGACGTCGCCATACTGCCCAGCGTGCTGAAATCCTTTGCGCAGGGCCAGCCGGGCATTGTTTACAAGGATGACGCCGCGCGGCAGGCGGAACTGAAACAAACGTCCGCGACTTTGCGGGACCTCCTGGCCGAGGTCAAGGATCGGATCGCCGGCGGCGCGCTCAAGAGTGAGGTGGACCGGTTGCAGCCGGAGGCTGCGCGGGCCGCCGCGATCCGCGAGATGGAGCAGCAGTTCATCAAACGGATGACCGAGGTCGAGATGGGCCCGGTGCAGAAGATCTTCGCCGAGCGCGACGACCTCGTTCGCAGGGGCGCAAGGCCGGACGCTATCACCGACGCCGCGATATCCGGGGCGAAGCGCGAGCTGGCTAAGGAAGAGGAGGAGGATAGCAAGCGGAACGATGCGATGAAGTTGCTCGCGGCCAAGAGCGACGCGCGCATGTGGCAGGAGGAGGTATACAAGCCCCTCGAAGCGAGTAATGCGGAGACCATCAAACAGTTCAAGGAGTTGGTGTCAACCCAACGCCAGATCCTCGACATCGGGGCGGCGTCCGAAAGAACTGTGATCACCGCCCGCGCGAGTCACGCCGGCAGGCTCGCGCAGTTGGGCATCTCCGGCCCCGGCCAGGAGATGGAGAGTATCGCATCGGCGTACCAGGAGCGAATGGGACTGGCGCGCGACCTCTACGCCTTCGAGATGGACCGCGCATCGAAGGAGTTGGAGGCCGGGAAACGGAAGGTTGACCAGGCCCGGGCGTGGGCCGAACTCCAAAAGGAAACCTACGACGCCAGCGTCGAGCAGGAGATCAAGATCGCGGAACTCCAGAAGCGCCGCACGGACGAGTTGGCGAAGACCTCTGCGTCCCTCTGGAACACGCTGCTCACAAAGCCCGGCGACTTCCCCAAGCAGCTCGGCGGCACGATCCACGCCGCAGTCCTGAGGCCCATCACCGAAGGCCTGGGCAATATGACCGCGAACGTCTTGAAGCCGGTCGTTTACGGCGCGGACGGGCAGAGCGGAATCGCAGGCGTTTTCAACGGGATGTTCGGCGGCCGGCAGGACCCGGTAAAAGTCGCCACGGACCAGAACACGCTCGCCACGCGCCAGAACTCGGAGGCGCTAGTTCTGCTCGAATCCATCATCGCGCGGTTCCTGGGAGTCTCGCCGTCATCGCTCGTTCTCCCGTCGTTCCTCCCCGGTTTTGGATCGCTGCCGCACTTCGCGGACGGGGGCATCACCAGGGGCCCGTCCATCGTTGGCGAGGCGGGGCCGGAGCTGGTGATCCCCCTCGACATGCGCCCAACGCGGAACCGCCCGCTGATCGGGACCTATGGCCCGGAAACCGACGCGGCGCTGCAAAAGGCCGCCATGGCGATGTTCGGCGTGGGGTTGCCGGCGGGACTTACGGCGCTGGGCGGCCCGGCGGGGTTCGAAGCCGGCGAAACGCTGATGGGGCTTCTTACCGGGACTGTCTCCGCGTTCACGCCGCCACGCCGCGACAACGTGCTGATGGGGATCATGCCAACCGGCCCTCAGGGCGGCGCCCGCTTCGATCCGGAAGAAGGCAAAGCGTTATTCAACAAGACGACCATCGAGCAGTTGGCGGTGGTGGGCAGGAAAGGCGGCAAGGCGAGCGGGTTGGCGCGCCGCCTCAAGGCACTCGAAGCGGCGGAAGACGAAGCGTTCTCGAATGCGATGTATAGGGGGCCCGAGGTCGGCCCGTTTGAATCGCCCGCGGAGGCATCCGTTGCGATTGACGCGCAATTCCCCCATCTCGCCGACGCGTTTAAGAAGAGCGAATCCTCGAAGGCGCGTCAAGAGTGGTCTCGCATCGGCGGCCGCATGGGCGGCGGATCGAACAGAGGCGCATCCGTGCGCGCGGCGAGCGATATGGCAGCGATGCGGGTACGGGGTTCCACGAAGGGTTCTATGCTGTGGGCCATCAATCCCGATACGGGAGGCGTCAGGCTTGCGCCGTATATTCCAGACGATACGAAATGGTCCGCCGATTTGTTTGCAACGCACGCCGACTGGTTTGAACAGATCAAGTTTCCAGTTGCCGGCCCGGAGTTTGACAGGATTCCGCGCGGCTATGCCAGGATCGACCGCGGGGGACTCCACATCACGGACAATGGAATCGAGGAGACCCAAGAGGGCCTCACTTCGCCGCCACTGACAGCCGACCAATACCGCGCCTTGGTTGATCGCATTTCCAAGAAGTTCAAGCTCCCCTCCTACGACGATGGCGGCACGGTCGCGCAGACCGGCATGGCAGTTGTGCACCAGGGCGAGGCGGTGGTACCCAGCGCGGACACGCTCAAGCGATCCATCGACCTCAATACCGCCGCCGTCCAGAGGAGCGCCGAGGCGGCGCGCGCCAGCACGGCGCAGATGGCGATGATGGCGGCGAATATCACCGGCTGGCTTTTGGCGGGCATGGGTGTCGCTATGCCCAGGTTTGCGGCGGGCGGCGGCGCGGCGGGTAACGTCGTGTCAGCCGCCATGGACGGCACAGGCGTGCCCGGTGGCGGCACGGCGGGCATGGCTGGCCCTGCCTCCGTCGTCGGCGGTCCAGGCGGCACGTCGGGCTTCGCGGGACCGGTTCGGATGGGCGGTGGTGGCGGATACGATCCGTTGGCTACGATCCTCGGCGCCGGCCGCCAGGGCAGCGCCACCGGCGCATCTGGCGGTGGCTGGGCTGGAACGCTCAAGAACCTCAAGAGCGTCAAATGGGGTGGGCTGACTCGATCTGGTCCGACGTACGGAACGGACGAAAACGGGTCTGATGTGCAAACCGGGGAGGGAAAGATAACCGGCGTCAACGGGGCTGCCGGCGCGGCGCTGTTCTCGGGAGGAGCCATGCTGGCGGAGCGCGGCTTGCTCGGCCAGGATCGCGGCACGGGCAAGGGCATAGCCGAGGGCGCCGGCGGGGGCGCGATGATTGGATTCCAGCAGGGTGGCCCAATCGGGGCCGTGATTGGAGGCGCGGTCGGGGCGCTCATCGGGGTAGGCGAGAAATTGGCGGGCGTGGAGTCCCCCGAGAACCAGGCCAAGCGCCTCGCCAGGCAAA